CGAGGGATAAAATGACAGATGATGATTACGCACGTAACTGTACTCAGGTGCAGCTAGTAAAGTGCAGGCGTACAGGCCGTACAGGTGTAGCTGGTTGGTTGTACTATGAGAATAATACAAGCAGGCTAGTAGCTACTCAGGCGCCTGAGGTCAGGCTGGCTAATTCATATGACGACTTTTGATAAGGACCAGTAATGACTAGATTAATATTTGACATAGAAGCTAATGGGCTTGCGCCTACAAAGGTCTGGTGTATTGTTACTGAGGATATTGATAGTGGTGCCGTGGTCACTTACGTAGAAGGTCAATGGGCATTATTCAATAAAGCAATAGCACAAGCTGAGGAGGTTATCGGACATAACATTATAGGTTATGATATAGAGGTGTGTGAGCGTTTACTTAAGACTGACTTTTCTACAGTCAAGATCACAGACACATTAGTATTGAGTAGACTAGCTAACCCACAGCGACAGGCGCACAGCCTAGGTGCATGGGGTGAGACTCTAGGCTACCCTAAGGGTGACTATAGTGATTGGAGCAGGTTTACACCTGAGATGCTAGAGTATTGCACACAGGATGTAGCAGTGAATCGTGAGATATACAAAGCATTGCTCATAGAACTTAAGGGCTTTGCGCCTAGTAGCATTGAGTTAGAGCACGATGTTATGCGTATCACACAGCAGCAAATGCGTAATGGGTGGTTACTTGATCAGCCTAAGGCACGTGACTTGGTAGCAGAGCTTAAAGAAGAATCGTATACCCTAGAGGAAGAAGTGCAAAAAGTCTTTATACCATTACCTACATTTATTAAAGTAGTAATACCTAAGGTTAAGAAAGATGGTACCTTTAGCACTGTAGGCCTTAAGTTCTTAGGTGATGCTTGGGTTAACGTAGGTGGCTCATTCTCTCGTATTGATTGGCCTGTATTTAACCTAGGATCACGACAGCAGATAGGACGTTACCTTAAGCACTTTGGTTGGATACCTAAGGTCTTTACCGAGACAGGACACGCTATAGTGTCTGAGGATGTACTTAAGAATGTCAAGGGTATACCTGAGGCAGCGTTAATAGCTTCTTATCTATTAGTAGGTAAACGTATCGCTCAGGTCAGTAGTTGGCTTGAGGCTGTCAACGAGGACACTCAGAGGGTGCATGGCTACGTTAATACTAATGGTGCTGTTACGGGACGTATGACGCATAGTAAGCCTAATTTGGCTCAGGTGCCTAGCTCTGGTAGCTTATATGGGCCAGAGTGTAGATCATGCTGGATTGTTGCGAAAGGTTATAAGTTAGTTGGTATAGATGCTAGTGGTCTGGAGTTACGTATGTTAGCCCACTTCATGAATGATAGTGTTTACACAGATACTATCCTCAATGGTGATATACATACTGCTAACATGCTAGCGGCAGGCTTAGAAACTAGACCACAGGCTAAGACTTTCATATACGCTTATTTATACGGGGCAGGTGACGAGAAGATAGGCAGTATTGCAGGCGGTGGCAGAGCAGTGGGTAAGCGCCTTAAGGATTCGTTCTTAGCGGCTACGCCAGCACTTGCAGACCTTAAGGCTAATGTTGCTCAGGCAGCGAGTAGAGGCTACATACAGGGCTTAGATGGACGTAAAGTATACATCAGGTCAGAACATGCAGCACTTAACTCATGTTTACAGTCAGCAGGCGCTATCATTATGAAGCAAGCTTTAGTTATATTAGATAAGTTTGCAACACAGTGGAAGCTAACCTATAAGATAGTTGGTCAGATACATGATGAATTTCAAGTAGAAGTAAAGGCTGAACATGCAGAGAGGTTTGGCAGGTTGGCGGCTGACTGTATTGAGGCTGCTGGTATCCACTTTAAGCTTAGGTGTCCTTTGGCAGGTGAGTTTAACGTAGGTGATTCATGGGCAGAAACCCATTAGGAGAAGTTATGCGGACTAAAGAAGAGAAAGCGGCCTATGCTAAGGCGTACAATAAAGCCAATAAAGAAAGGATTAAGGCTGAGAGTAAGGTGTACTATGCAGCCAATAGAGAAAAGAAAATGGCTTATGCTAAGGCGTACCGTGAAGCCAATAGAGAAGAGACGATTGCTTATGCTAAGGCGTACCAAAAAGCCAATAGAGAAGAGCTTAAGGCCAAGCGTGATGAACGCAATCTGATAATCTTTAATTACAAAGGCGCTGAGTGTAACCACTGTGGCCTGAGTGAACCAAAGCATCTTGAGATTTACGATTATCACCACGTTGATCCCGACACTAAGCTATACTCTGTAAGTAACATACTGAAGGGGCCTATAGAACGACTAAAGACCGAGGTAGACAAGTGCTTACTATTATGTTCTAACTGCCATCGTAAAGAACACGCCAGACTGAATAGGGAACGACTATGACTAAGCACAAGAGCAAAGGCAAGCCATTTGAAATATGTTTTGTTGATGCAGATAGCCTGATCTATAGGCTGGCCCTTAAGACTGAGATTAGCTTAAAGTTAGCTAAAACTTACTATGATAAGGAAATCGAATCAATACAATGGGACACTTGCGCTGAAGACGTTAAGGTAGCTTTAAAGGGCAAGGGGAACTTTAGGTATGATGTAGCTGAGGATTACAAAGGACACAGGAAAGCTAAGGATAAGGAAGACCCTAACCCTGCATTAACTAAGAGGCGTATGCAAATCAATAAGTATGCTTATAGCTTAGGGCATCACGCTAGTGATAATTGTGAAGCAGATGATGTGGTCTGCATCTGGGCACAAGAAGCTAAGGATGCAGGTAAGCATTATGTTATTAGCCATATTGATAAGGACATTAACATGATGGAAGGGTGGCACTATAACCCTACCAAGAAGCTACTGTATGAGGTAACTGAGGAACAGGCTTGGCACTTCATGTGTATACAGATGTTAACTGGAGACTCTACAGACAACATACAAGGCCTTAAGGGTATTGGCCCAAAGAAAGCAGAAAAACTCTTGCATGATATACCAAACTGTGATAAAATAGATGCAGTTCGTAAAGCTTGGCAAGACCATCACCCTGAAGATTGGGAAGACCGTATGGAAGTGTGTTGGAACCTTATCTACATGCGTAGAGACTGGGATAGCTTTAGACGTATGAAACTTGAGGAGGTATTTGGTAATGACAGCTAAGACTAAGTTTAGATCAGGACTAGAGAAGTCTTTCAGTGAAGCAACACAGGGGTTTCTTTATGAACCCTTTAGGCTGCCCTACATTGTGAAGCGTAAGTACGTCCCAGACTTCATATGTGAGCGTACAGGTGCCATGATAGAGACTAAAGGATACTTTAGGGTAGGTGATACACAGAAGTACAAAGCGATAAGAGACTGTATTAACAGACCTTTAATCTTTGTCTTTAGTAACCCACGTACCAAAGTACGTAAAGGTAGTAAGACTACCCTAGGGGATTGGTGCGACAAAGAAGGATTTGCCCACTTCTCTATGAAAACAATTAATGAGTTAACGGAGCATTTACAATGTCTAGCACCTTTGAAGAAGTAAAGGAGAAAATATTAAACAATTATGACGTTGATTTCTTATGTGAGCTTCTAGACATAACTAGTGAATCGTTAGTTGATAGGTATGAAGATTTAGTTATGAAGAATTTACATAAGTTTACAGAAGAGGATGGGGTAGATGATTAAGAATAAGCAAGAGCCTAGTTTGGATGATAAGGTAAATAAGTATTTCACACGCGACAAAGGCGACCATCAAGAGAACACAGGTATAGCTGCAGCGTTTGATGCGCCACCTGACTACCAAGGTATCTACACTAAACCAGATACACTAGCTAAAACATATATAGCTCCACTGACTAAAGAACGAAGGAATGAAATGATGATTGAGAATAAGCAAGAGCCTTGGTTTGACGAGTTTGGTGATATAGACGCTATCACTACTCAAGTAGGTGGTGACCACTATATCGATATGAAGCTACAGCCTCTTGAGAAGACTTATCTACAGTATGGTTATGAGGGTGTCAAACATTCCCTCTATACCAAGGTAGACAAATATCTCACTAGGGACAAGGGTACAGATAGGCTTGATATTGAGAAAGCTATTCACTGCATACAGTTACAACTAGAGTTTTATGACAGGTGGGCCGCTTTAGAATCTCTAGAGCCTCGTAACAAGGCACAACCTATAGAAGGTAACAAATGAACAAGCTAAGTGCTATGCTTACAAAGCATGAAGGTTCTAGAGCTTTTGCTTATAGATGCACAACAGGCAAGCTAACCATAGGAATTGGACGTAATATAGATGAAGATGGTGGCTTAGGTCTGTCCACACAAGAGATTCAGGTCTTACTTACTAATGACATTATAAGAGTAGAGGAGGAACTAAGTAACTCGTTACCTTGGGTTATAAGCTTAGACTGTACACGCCTTGATGCGTTAGTTGACATTTGCTTTAACTTAGGCCTACCTAGGTTCCTTAGGTTTGCTAAAGCACTTGATGCACTTGAGGCAGGTGACTACGATAAGGCAGCAGACGAGTTCATGGACAGTCTATGGGCAAATCAAGTAGGCTACAGAGCCTTTGAAGTTAGTGAAATGATTAGAACTGGCGTATACCAAGAGGAATACTAAGATGCATGGACAGGTAAGAGGTTTAGCGTTAGAGTTGTTAAGAGAAGAGTGTGTTGAAGGTTTAAATAAAGCCTCGTTACCTGAGAGCAGTAAAGAAAGTAAAGTAGAAGCGGAACGGGCCTGTAAATTATACGATAACGCACTACATGGGAAGACTAAAGATGTTAATTAAATTTTACACAGAAGGCTGTCAGCCATGTTATGCGCTAGGTGTTTCATTAGATAAGTTACTAATTGACTACACAGAGGTAGACATTGGCAAAGACCTAGAATCAGCTATAAAACATAAAGTAATGAGTGTACCTACTTTGCTAAATACAGAGACAGGTAGCAGGCTCACTGGTTTTACAGGTCAGGTACAACTAGAGGAGTGGTTAAATGACAATCAACATTGATTATAATCGTAATGATTTACTATCAGAGCAGGCTTTTGTGCTGCTTAAAGACTACTACTGTCGTGAGGATGAAGACCCTCAAGAAGCTTATGCTAGAGCAGCTACTGCCTTTAGTAAGCATGACGAGGCTTTAGCACAACGTATCTATGACTACGCCAGCAAAGGTTGGTTTATGTTTAGTTCGCCTATACTATCCAACGCCCCAAAGGAGGGGGAGAAAATAAATGGACTACCTATTAGCTGCTTTTTGTCTTACGTACCTGACAGCCTTGATGGTCTTATCGGACACTCTACAGAACTCCGATGGTTGTCTGTTAAAGGTGGTGGAGTGGGTGGTCATTGGTCTGACATTCGCAGTGTTAGTGATGTTGCTCCTTCACCTATACCTTTCCTAAAGACTGTTGACAGTGATATGACAGCCTATAGGCAAGGTAAGACTCGTAAGGGTTCCTATGCAGCCTACATGGACATTAGTCATCCAGACATAATTGAATTTATTAATATACGTGTACCAACAGGAGGTGATCCAAACCGTAAGGCATTTAACATTCACAATGCAGTTAACATTACAGACAGGTTTATGGATGCTGTAGTAGCTGGTGACCCTTGGCCTTTAGTAGATCCTGACGATAAGACAGTACGTGACTTGCTACCAGCACGTGAGTTGTGGGAGAGACTAATTGAGACACGCTTTAGGACAGGTGAGCCTTACTTAAACTTTATTGATGAAGCTAACAGACACTTACCACCATCCATGAAGGAGAAAGGATTAGAGATACATGGCTCTAACCTATGTAACGAGATACACTTACCTACATCAGATGAACGTACAGCAGTGTGTTGTTTGTCAAGTGTTAACTTAGAGTATTACGAAGAGTGGAAAGACACCACTATGGTATCAGATTTAATTACTATGTTAGACAACGTAATTAGCTTCTTCTGTTTCCATGCGCCTAAGGAGCTACGTAAGGCTGTCTACAGCGCCACACAAGAGCGTTCACTAGGACTAGGGGCAATGGGGTTCCATAGTGCTTTGCAACGCTTAGGCGTACCGTGGGAGTCTCCTATGGCTACTGCTTTGAATACTGAGATGTTTACCCACATCAAAGCACAAGCTAGGGCAGCATCAGTGTATTTAGCCGAGGAACGTGGGGCTTGTCCTGACGTAGCAGGTATGCGCAACAGCCACTTGTTAGCTATAGCGCCTAATGCTAACAGTAGTATCATTGCAGGTTGTTCTGCTAGTATAGAACCATTAAAGTCTAATGCCTTTACTCACAGGACAAGAGTAGGCGCACATCTAGTAGAGAACAAGTATTTAGCTAAAGTGCTTAAGGGTTACAACAGCGACCCTAAGTGGCTAGCAGAGCAGTGGAAGTCTATACTATTACATGAGGGCAGCGTACAGCACCTAGAATGGATGGAAGAATGGGATAAGCAAGTATTTAAAACTGCTTTTGAGTTAGATCAACGATGGGTTATAGATCATGCAGCGAGTAGACAACCTTTCATATGCCAAGGGCAGAGTGTTAACCTATTCTTTCCAGCAGGTACAGATAAGGCCTATGTGAATGAAGTACACCTGAGAGCTTACAATAAGAAGCTTAAGGGCTTGTATTACCTAAGGACTAGTGCAGGATCTAGTGCAGACAAGGTAAGCGTTAAGCCTACACGTGTTGCTCTAGCAGATTTTAATAATGATGAAGACGAATGTCTAAGTTGCCAAGGATAAAGAAGAATGAGTTTATTGACAGTATCAGCAGCATACAAGCCCTTTAACTACTCAAGCTTTGTTGAGCAAGCTATTGAACACGATAAGTTAGCTTGGGGAGAATGGGAGTGTGACTTACAAGAAGATGTAACACAATGGAAGTCAGGTAAGATAACACCACCTGAGAAGAACTTTATCACACAGATACTACGTTTGTTCACACAGTCTGATGTTATCGTGGGTGGTAGTTACGTAGATGTATTCTTACCACGTATCAAGAACAATGAGGCTAGGATGATGATGCTATCATTTGCACAGCGAGAGACTATCCATATGCGCTCTTACGCCTTGCTTAACGATACCCTAGGCTTTCCTGAGGCTGAGTACACAGCGTTTCTTGAGTACGATGCTATGGCTGAGAAGCTTGAGTTTATGCAAACCTTTAACCCCGACACTAAGCAAGGGTTAGCTAAGGCATTAGCACAGACAGTATGTAATGAGGGTATGAGTTTGTTTAGTGCCTTTGTTATGCTGCTAAACTTTCAACGCTTCGGTAAGCTTAAGGGTATGTGTGAGATAGTTGAATGGTCGATACGTGACGAGACAATCCATGTTGCAGGTATGACAGAGTTGTTTCGTACCTTTACTAAAGAAAATCCAGAGGTAGTGAATGACGAGTTTAAATTATCTATATATGAAATGTACCGAACTGCTGTATCGCTTGAAGATAAAGTTATTGATCTGGCGTTTGAACTGGGAGGTGTGGAAGGTCTTGAGGCTAGTGAAGTCAAAGAGTACATCAGATACATAGCAGACCGTAGGCTGACTAACCTAGGTCTTAAGCCTAACTGGGAGATAGAAGAGAATCCTCTACCTTGGTTAGATTGGGTATTAAACGGTGACAGCTTCAAGAACTTCTTTGAGGGTCGTGTGACTGACTATAGTGCAGACGGTATGTCTGGCGAATCTTGGGGGTGGTAATATGAGTAGTATGAATTTGAATGACTTAGTTGACTGTGAAGCTATTACTAAGCTAACACTAGATCAGTTCCACAGTGATCTTAAGGAAGAGTTAGAGTATGGTGACAATGGAGATAAACCTGAGGTTCTTAGGCTGCTCATTGCCATTGAGACTATCTTTAAAGAGTTGATGCTACCACATGAATACTTGATCTGGAAAAATGTTTCTGGAGTAGAGTTAGGTCTGATGCACTAAATCTTACGGACACAAAAAAGCCCTACCTAGGTAAATCCTAAGT